GCTGCATCTCGATACTGCTCGGGCGTGAAAGGCGCGGGGCGGAATTGGTGGATGCGAGGCATGATTGCTATCCTTGTGTGTTAAGGGAGCGGGAAGTTAACACATATTAGGTAGGGAAGCAATAAAGAGCTAGAGCTCGAAATGTGTTTGACGGATAGGCCAGCATGGCCTAGATAAGGGTGTGACGGGAAACGAGAGGAGAGACGACAGTGACCTTGCAAACATTGCTTTGGCACACGGAGCGGTTATGACCCGCCTCACCCGCGCCCGCCTGCGCGCCCATATACGAGGCGACCGGCCCTCGCACCTATTCGACCTTATCGCCGCGTTCCTGGTGGGGTGCCTGCTGGCGCCGTTCCTGCTGGCGTGGGCGACGGGGTTGATACAATGACCCCCCACGCCTCCCTAACCAACCTCCTCGCCGCCCTGATCTTCTGGACCTGGGTGGCGCGGCGAGTAAGAAAGGCAATAGACAGATGAGCGAGAAAAGAGAGACACCTTGGACTATCACTGAACGGCACAAGGCCGAGGGGACTTGCGGCCCCGGTCTTTGGATCAGAGATCCTGACGGGCGCACCGTCGTCGACACCGGCAATCTTGAAGCGTGGCCCCTTAGCGAGCGGCATCGCGCCATGATCGCGGAGGCGCCGGCGATGGCGGAGTTGCTGGCCGACCTTGCTAACAGCATTCGCGCACTGGACGAAGATTACGATCAGCGCGACTCCTATAGACGTGCCCTCGCCCTCCTCGCCCGCATAGGTGCGCCATGACAGCGAAAATATTCGAACTCAAGCCCCGCCTGAGATCGGATGCTGAGCGGCTGGCCGACGTGCTGGGGAGAAAGTGGCTCCATATCTTGCCACGCGGCGCCCTGGCAACAGTGAAGCCCAAGCCCAAGCCCAAGCCAGAGCCGCGCGTGGTTACGGAAGGGCGCAAGCGTGCGTTGAGGGCGCTAAAGCCATGACCCGCACGCACATACTGACCGCCGCGCTGTTGATCTTTGGCGCGTTTACCGGGCTGGCACTTGGACAGGTGCCGTTCACGGATGGATTGATGCCGGCGCCACTTCCTCAGCCGGGCGCTTGCCTCATCCAGAATAAAGACGGATGGCAGTGGGCGCCGTGCAAAACTCCAACCTATGACGATTGCAAAAATTGGGGTGCCACAGAGGAAATCATGGCTGTGGTTCAGGGAATCGACGGATATAAGACCGAACACATGCTAGTGGTCGGCCGACGCTGTACGGAATGGAAGTCATGACCGCCGTTGCGCGCCTAGTGGCCGACATCCGCCGGCTACACCCTCACCTCGACATGAACGCGCTCGCTCGAGCCTGCGGGTACTCGCGCCGGCAGATGCGCCGCTATGCCAACGGCCGGGGCGAGGCGCGCGAGGCGACGCTGGTGGTGTTGAGGGGGATACGGGATAGCGACACAGTGAGGGAAGCCTACAGCCTGCCGGCGCCTCCTACCCCCTAACTCCGCCTATACCGCCACTCCCGCTTTCCCCCGCTCTCGCGGTAGCGAAGCCATCCGAGCTTTCGCAGGGCGTGCCCGATGCGCGTCTGCATGCCTCGATCCCAACGGTCTTTGGGTGTTCCCATGGACCCCAGCACCTCGGCGATCGACACCGTGGGGTCGAGGCGTCCGGCAAGGAGGTCGTGGATCGGCCGGGTCAGCGCATCATCGATCTGGCGTGCCTCCTGCTGCTCCTCGGCGTCATGGCGGAGCTCGTCGTCGGTCAGGTAAAGCCGTTCACCCGCGGCGTAGCGTGTCGCGGCCTCGGCCCATAGCTGCTCGCGATCGCGAGCGATGGACTCGAGGTCGACCGACGTACAGCGAACCGGCCAGAGCCGGCGGGCGCCCGTGGGATCATCGATATAGACATCCTCGTTGGACGTACCGACAAAAACACACTGCCTCGGCGCATCGATGGCATGGCGCGCGTAGGGCGGGCGGTAATGATCCAGTCTTCTTGAGAGAAACGATTTAAGCGCGTTCTTGTCGGCGCGGCTGAATCGATGGAGGTCGGCAAACTCCACGCACCACTTGCCCGCGAGATCGCCGCTCGCGTCCTTGGTCGTGATCTCGGACAACTGGTCCGTAAACCAGGGCCTGAACAGGATCTCAAAGGCCGTGGATTTTCCTATTCCCTGCTTTCCTTCCATGATCAGCATGGCGTCGGTCTTGGCGCCAGGCTCCATCACCCGCGCCACGGCGGAGATCAGGAACTTGGCCCCGACGGCCGAGCTGTAGGGCGTTATGTCGACGCCGCAATAGAACGTGAGCCAGCGATCAAGCCGCGGCGTGCCGTCCCAATGAAGCTCGCGCAGGAAGTCCCGCACAGGATGGAAGCCGTTGCGCGCGGCCTCAAGGCGCACGGCGTCGTGCACGAGGTCTGTCCGCACATGGACCCCCGACGACTGTGCCCAGCGGGTCGCCTCGAGGTCGTCGGTATCGGTCCAGGGCCGATCGTCCCAGTGGCCATTGGCTTTGACCCAGGGCGGCGGTCGGCGAGCGATGATAGTCTGGGAGAATTCATCGAGCGCCAGTACGCCGAGCCACTCCGGGGCCTTCTCGAGCGCGCGGGAAAGATTTTCCAGGATGGGTTTGGGCTCACCGTTTTCGTAGCAGATCATGGCGCTGATCCAGTCGGGTGCGCCCTCGCGACCCTGGATCTGGAGCGCCTCGCGTAGCGACTTCACCGAGCGGCCGGTACGGAGCCGGATGGCCTTTAGGGTATCCTCGAGCGCGGGCTTGGGGAGATGGGCCGCGACGATGAGGCGCAACGCGGTGTTGAGGCGGTCTGAAGGAGTGTCGGCACCGAGCGTGGCGATGAGCGCGGCGAGGTCGGCGGGAGAGAGGACGGGGGCGGGTGCTTGACCTGCCTCAACTTCCGTTCCTGACCCGTTCTGCATACCCGCATATGTAGCTAATGTTTCCGCCTCGATCTCGGCGGCTGGCTGCTCCCCGCCAGGAACAGGCCCACGATCGGCGCCAGAATTACCGAGATCGCCAGCCACGTCAGCAGCCACAACATAGGGTTCCCCTTTCCATAAATTAGCGCTGGCGTCGGCGTTGAAGTCGTCTCCGCCCCTAGGCAGGATCACGTCGCACGGCAGGCCGCAGGTATTCTTAAGTACCCGCGCCGCATCCTCGCCGGCCTTGCCAGCATCGGCAAAAATTAGCAGTTTGGTTACACCGGCTGGAGGCGCGAACACCGACAGGTTCCGGGCCGACAACGCCGCCCAGCAGGGCACACCGAACAGTGCCGTGACTGCGAGCGCGGTCTCGATGCCCTCGGCGATGCCGAGTACAGGCGCGGCCGCGCACAGGCGCACGACGCCACCCTCAACGGCACCCAACATTTTTCTAGGCGACGGCATATCCGCCTTGGCCGTGCCGTCGTAGGCCAGGAAGGTCCGGTGCAGGCCGATGCGCTCGCCCGCGGCATTGCGGACCACCGCCACCATGGCTGGCCGCCCCACGGGCCCGCCTGGCGCCTTGTAGTCGGTCAGATTGGAGTGGTAGAGCAAATCCGGACAGTCGGGGATGGTGAGCCCGCGGGATTTCAGGTAGACGCCAACGCGGCTATCCGGTGCCGGCTCTGCGGCGTGCTCGAGAATGTGATTGATCTCGACCGTGGGGTCTATTACCTTGGGTGTCGACACTTCCCGTGTCGTCCGCCGCTCCGGCGCCGAGCTCACTAACCCCTTGGTGAGCTCGGTTGCTTTTTGGAGGAGCGCTTGGCCGGAGAGGTCGGTTGCGTGCTGGAGCGTGGAGAGCGGGCCGCCACCGGAATTGACAGCGGGATCGTGGTCGAAATAGCTGCCGGCGCCAGGACCGACCAGCGTAATTACACAGCTTCCCTTTTTGTGCGGCCGGTCGCCATTGATGCTGGCGAGCCTCAGCACGTCGCCGTCCGTCACACCATTCTTGAAATACGCCGGCACCCACTCGTCAGCGCACTGGCCTAGCGCCGCGGAGAGCGCGTCGAGATCTACGGGCGCTCGTTGGGTTGGCGAGTCGTTAAGATCAAGCATCGACCGCAGCCAGAATGGCGCGGCCGAGGATATAGGGGATAGCAGGAACTAAAGAGTTCCCGAGGGCTCTAAGTCTGTCCACCCGAGAGGGAACCCCATGAGCCACTCGACCCACATTGGGTTCAGCGCTCCATTGAGTTCTTGCGGCGTCACCATAGTCCGCAATTTCGCCCTCGCGCCTGAACCTCCCCATTTGCACAAAGCCGCTCCGCCCGTGTTCGTCACCGCTGTTGGCGTCGGCCACATACCCGTCTTCGCCATGCTCTGCAAGCTGTGGCGCACCGGCTCCGTCCTCCCCGCTGCGCCGCCCTGATTGCTGCCATAGCTGTTCGCGGAGGGGGTCGGATAGAGTTGCGGGTGTGCGATGTAGTCGTTGAGATTCTTCATCCCGTGGCCCTGCGCTCGTTTCTCCGCAATGTATTCCGGGCTGTGCGCCGGAAAGTGATCGCGAGCTTGCGGTGTCGGCCAGAGTGTCACGAAATCCGTCAGCGTCGTGCCCGAATGATGTGCCGAGTCCGGGTTCGTGCGTTGCGCCGTTTGATTGCGGCCTGATCGGCTGTCGTTCACCGTCACTGTTGGGATACGCGATGATCCACACCCTGTCCCGTCTGTGAGGAGCGCCAACGGCGGAAGCGGGTATACAATGCCATTCCGCATCGTACCCGATCTCAGCGAGCGACCCGAGCACTTGATCCAGTCCGCGAGAGCGAAGGGCGCTGACGTTTTCGATGAGCGCCCAGCGCGGGTGGATTTCTTCCAGGAGACGGTGAAATTCGCTCCAGAGCCCGCTTCTGGCACCTGAAAGTCCGGCACCCTTTCCTGCAAGGCTGATATCCTGGCAAGGGAACCCTCCACAGACGACATCGACGGGTCCGCATCGCTCTCTGACATGCTCGCCTCTCAATAGCTTGATGTCGCCAGCGATCGGCACACTAGGCCAATGCTTGGCCAGCACCTTCTGACAGAACGAATCGATTTCACAGAAGGCGACGGCCTCGAAACCGCCGGTCGCCTCCAGGCCCAGCGAGAATCCGCCGATGCCGGAGAATAGGTCAAGGACCCTTAGTTTGTTCGTCGCCATCCCGCCGCCCGTCGTTCCCCGCCACACCCACTGTACGCCTCGAGACAGAAAAGTTACAGAGCCTACAACGAAGGCGGCGGCGGCTTGGGTGGCCGGGCCGGTGTGGCTGGAGGCAGACGCAGGAAACCTGCCGACAGTCCGCGGCTCATGGCCTCGAGCACAGCACAGGCCATGCGAAGCGCGGCGTGAGGGTCGCCGTTCGCTTCGGCGAGGAAGAAGGCCGGGAGGTCGTCAGGTATTGAATCGATCTCTGGCATCTCTCTCCTCCGGCTTCAATGCCGCTCTGATCTCCGCCAGCGCTTCCTGGAGTAGCGCGGCATCGGCAGCATCCAGCTTTTTCGTCGCGCCCTCACGATTTTTTCTGATCATCTTGGCCTGCACGCATATCGAAATGATCAGGTGATGCGTGTTGAGGGGATCGTGGCCGCTGGTGTGGTAGATACGCTTAGCCATTTGGGAACAGCTTCCGCTCCTCGTCATCGGTAAGCGGTCGGCGCCCGTCGCGAACCAAACGTGCGCGATGCTGTGCCAGGGTCTCCTCGTTCTGCTTGAGGTTGGCGGGCTTGACCGGGAAGCCAGGAACTCGCGGCGGAATTTCAAGCGGCTTGTAGGGTTTGGTCATCCCAACACCAGCAATCCTTTCTCGGCGCGCGTGATCGCGGTGTAGAGCCAGCGTTTGCGATCCTCGCCACGCCCGAACCCGTCATCGTACAGCACGACATTCTCCCATTGCGATCCCTGGCTCTTGTGTACCGTGATCGCATAGCCCCACGTCGCTTCGGTCTTGCCCTTCTTGTCCCAGTGGTCACGCTGACCGCGATCTTTGTCGAACGCCTCGTGATCGTGAAAGTGGCCGCTGTAGACCGAATGCCAGCCGAGATCGTCGCCATCCTCGGTCTCAATCAAAGCGCGGAATGCTTTCTCTTGCGGCGACGCGATCTCCTTGAACCGAAGAAACATGCCGTTAACGATGCCGATGTCATTTTGGTTTTTCAAAGCGATGATCTTCTGCGCGGCGTCGCCGGTCGGGAGCACGTTGCTGTAACCGGCCGCGAGCCGCATCTGGTTGTTCAGGAAGTAGCGCGTGGCGTTCATGCCGCAGAGCACTTGGCCGGCGCCCATCATCTGCTCTGGCTGCGCAGACCCGCGCGACATCTTCCACACCTCGTCACTATGTCGGCCGAATGGAATGTACTTTCCCTCGCGCGCCATCGTCGCCAGCCGAATGATAGCGCTGTCCTCGGCTTGGCGATGGATCTCGGTCAGCATCACGTCAGGCTCGGCTTGTGTGAAGGCACCTTCACCGCGGATCGGCGGGAGCTGGCCGGGATCGCCGAGCACCAGAATTGGCTTTCCGAACGATATGAGGTCGGACGCCATATCCTCACCGACCATGGAGACTTCATCGAGAACGATGAGGCTGGCATCACGCACGGGGCCGTCAGGATTGAGCAGGAACACCGGCTGATGCAGATTCTTGATCTGGAGCTCGCGGTCGCGAATCATGGCGCGGTACATCAGCGCCGACATGCCCTCTGGCTGGCCCTGCTCCTGGAGTTTGGCTAGTTCTTCTTTGGCTTTGGCAATGGCCTCTTTTGTGGGCTCGTGGACAGAGTAGATCGCCGAGTGGATCGTGGTCGCAGGCGTGCCTTTGCGGGTCATGACCAGAGAGGCTTTGCCGGTAAATGCCATGTTCATGACGCGCGGCGGGAGAGAGCGGTCGTCGGGATCGGCTTCGTCGGTCTCGAATGCCCGGTAGTCCTCGATGTCCTTCTTGCTCATCCGCGGCATGGTGGTGGCGGAGAGTTCGTCCAGCGCGTATTTGAGCACGGTCGTCTTGCCCACGCCCGCGAACCCAAAGAGCCGAAACACCTGCTGATCTCGCGAGCGGTCCCTGTACCAATCCACGATGGCGGCGATGGCGTCGGCTTGCTTGTCGGAGGGGGTTATGTCGGTCACGGCTGCCAGCACCTTTTGTAGAACCCGCACATCTTGCACATCCAATAGTCGGGATTTGTGGCGATCCGTTCCGGTAACTCCCCCTTGTCCGCCATTGTAATCACCTCAAACGCGCGGTCGGACAGGCGCTGGGCGACGGCGGGGTCAAAGTCGACCAACTCATGAAAAATCTCGCTCGTGTCCTTGTTGACGAAAGTAAACAGCGTCTTTCCGACATCCAGGTAAGCCATATTGAGCTGCGCCTGGCCGTTGTAGGTCTCCGAGCCTACGCGGACACCATGCTTGCGGAACTTCGACCAGTTCTTTTTGTTCGCGGACTTCGCCTCCCAAAGAACCGGATACGCCAGCCCATCAATCTCCGGCCCGCCGCAGAACACACCGTCGATCGCGCCGGAGATCCGCCCGCCCAACGCGGACCACCGGAACTGCTGCCCCTTGCTGTCGCGCGTACGGAGATCAAACCCCGCATCGTGGAACCACCTGACCGCGGCGTTGGTGAACACGGCGTCGAACTCCGACGCGCCCGCCAGGAAATCCTCGGTGACATGCCCCACGTCAAAAATGCGGATGGTCTTGGCTGTGAGTGGCTCGTCGGTCGGCGTGTTGGTGGCGATGTAGACGAGCCGACGCGCGCAGGGATCTCCGAGGGTGGAAGCGCCGAGGTAGTTTCTGGCGGGCTCTCGGGATTTGCGGGTAACGATACCGACGTCAATGACAGCGTTGATCTTGTCTGAGAGCGTGGACGGCGAGAGCTTGGCGCCGCTCTTGTGGTTTAGATCAAGCATGACTAGACCGGCACCTCACCACTATTCGACTGCCTCTGCATCGACGCCCGCCACGCATTCGCCACGTCCCCAATCAGCGCGTCGATCTCCTCCGCCGTCTTGCCGTCAAACGACGCAGCAACACCCATCCGCACCAGCGCATCGTACAGCGCGCGCCGGCTGTCGACCGCCGCCTGCTTCTCCATGTGCGTCAGCACAGCCATGATGCCTGTCTCCCCACACATTGCCACCGTAGCGCTCTGGCAGTCCAGGCTACAGCAGTGATACTCCGGCAGCGTCGAGATCAGCTCACGACAGTAGTAAAAACCCCTTACCTGAAACAGCCCGCAGAACGCGCAGGCTATATCAAACTCGGGGAGGTGCTCTCGAGGCTTTGGCGCTGGGCGGACGTTCGCTCCCTGCTGTCGGCGACCAGCCATCCGCTAATTGCCGCCGTCGCCGCGTGCGACAGCTCCTCGTAGGAGAGCGAGCCGATCGGCTTGCGTAGGATGCCCGCCTCCACGAACCATTGGCCCATCGCCTCCGCGGCGGCTTTGGTGCATCGGGCCTGGCGGGCGTCGTCGGTATCTACTGTCTCAGCCATGCCGGGCCTGCGGGTGCGGCCGGCGCCGCTGTAGTGGCAGGGGCGGCAGTCGGGGCGGATTGGGTCTGACCCGACTGCCATGCCGGCTTCGCCGCCGCGGGAGGACTTGCGGCTGGCGAAGCGCCCCCGCCCCACGCCGGCTGCTTTGCGGCAGCGGCAGGAGCATGTGGCGCGTTGCGCGGCTTCGGCGCAGGCCAGGGAGAGCCGGCGCGCATGGCCGCGTATTCTGGGTCTGAGGGCGTCACTACGAAATCCAGGACCGTCTTGTCGGCGTAGTAGGTGCCGGAACGATCTGGATTCTCGTTGCCCGGTTCCGTTCTGACCTTCGCATAGAACGGACAGTTGTCGAGCTGCTTGAACCCGCCGATCTGGCGATTGGCCTTGGCCTGCGGGCTCTCGTCCTTGGGATCGGTGCCGGTTGCGGATTCGACCATCGCGCGCAGCGTGGCCTTCGTGATGTTCCAGCCCTTGCTGACGCCTTTCTCGTCGACTTGGCCGCCGCCCACAGTCCAGAAAGCGAACAGCTTGCGGTGCTCGTATTCCTTGGGCTCGAGCACCGTAAATTCGCAGTCGAGGCCGATCGCATCGGAGCTCTTGCTCTGCTTGAACAAGCCGACGTCCATCGGGTCCTGGTTCTGCATCGTGTGGCCGCCCGGTTTCAGGTTCAGCACGAGTTTGACGTAGGCACCGTCAGGGATCAAATCGCCAAACTTCTTCTGCTCAGCGGCATCGTTAAGATTTACCGGCATTGGTGTCCTCCTGTTATCGAATTGCGGTTGTGAGAGACTTGGCAGCCTCGGCAGCGGCGGGCCTATTGATGTTCTCAATCAGATGACCGAGATGCGGTTCCTCAATGAGGTTGACTGTACCTAGGAACCTACCGCCGGCCGGAAGACCCCACGGATTGAGACGGTGACAGCAGAATGCGCGATGTGCGCCGCTTTCCCAGTTGTGGGTCCATAGGCCGGTCGTTTCGTCGTAATCAAACAGCGACATGCTCACGACAGCATCGACTAGGCCGGGGAGCACGCGGCTCGCCATCTGACCCTCCATTTGGGGCTCATAGATGACGCGGTTGAGATCGTCGGTCTTGCGATCGAGCTTCGCCACGAAGACGATATTTAGATCCGGCGCTAATTGCATATGAGTGAACATGTCAACGAGAAGGCGCCCGAGCTCGCCATACATGCCGCGGTTGTCACGATCTCCTCTCTTGTTGAAAGCGGCTGGCTGCTGCTCGGCATGCAGGCGCGCGACATGCGAGAGATCGCTGGCGCTGTCGAAGAACACCGTCCTGACCGTCGCTAGATCAATCAGGCCCCCATACTCCTTCTTCACATACTCGTAGTGCTGAGCGCCGAAGGGCCGATCCGGAGCGACGGCAGGGTTAGGCCCACCGATCAGGCAAGTGATATGCCACGCTTCTTCGATTGTGCGGAGCGTGATGCTGCGGCCTCTCCAGGTCATAACACTTTTCATGCCGGCCTCGAAATCCAGACACAGCGTCGTGTCCGTTGGGAGTCCGTAGAGCAAACTCGTCTTCCCGATCTTCGGAGGGCCGAGAACGAATAGGCTGGTCTTGCGCTGCATCTGCGCAAAGCGCTCGTCGGCGCCGACGATCTTTAAGGGCATCAGGCAGCCTCCACATGGCGCCAAGTCGTGCCGTATCGAATGAAATAGATGATGCGCGGTGGCACAGAAAATTTTCTCGCTATGTCGACCGGACGCAAACCATCCGCAAGCAGCTTCTTAACCCTAGCCGCCTGACGATTGGTCAAGAGAGCATCTGGATGGTTCTCCCCAATGCGCGTCCGTCCCTTTGCTCGGCAATCACGTACGTTGTCGCCCTGGGTGCCAGAGAAAAGGTGCCTGGGATTGACGCAGACCATCACATCACATTTGTGAAGCACGAATTTCCCCTTTGGCACCTTACCTTTGTGAATGATGTAGCTCGCGACGTGGGCGCCAATCATGCGAAAATTGTCTTTCTTTCCTAGCCTGATCACACCATAGCCACTGTCGCTGACTGCCCCGATCCATATCCAGCATCCGTTTTTGCGCCGGGTCGGCTGGACCTGGGCAAAGAACCGATCACGAAATGGACCTCGAGCTCCCACCGCTCAGCGCGCCCAGGGCGGGGTGGGAGGAGGGGCGGCGGCAACGGCGGGCTCACCGGCTGGCGGCACCAATGGGGCCGGTTCCGCTTCCGCCTGCGCAACCGGCGCTGCCTCCGCCTGTACCGCGGCAACCGCCTTCGCCGGTCGCGCGCTCACCACTTTGCACGTCATCTCGCCCGGTATCCCGGCCGCGACGAGCTCCTTGGCAAAAGCGTCCACCGCCTCCGCCACGCGCGTCTGGAGCTTGCCGGCTTCCGCCAGCGATGCCGGCAACGGGATGTTGCCGATAATCTGGATACGTCTCTCGCCGCTCATTGCTTGGGTGTCTCCGTCTTGGGTTCATCCTTGGGTTTCTCGGCTGCCTTAGCCGTCGCGGCTTTCTGGACGTTCACGCCCATCAGGACCTTCGCCATGAGGGCGTCGAACCTCGGCGAGCGCTCCCCTGTCACAAGAGCTTGAGCCTCACTTGCTCGCTCAAGCGCCGCATAAAGAGCGTCCGTTTCTGCGGGCGTAAGCGTGAAGGTGTAGGAGGCTGGCGTCGGGACAGGTGCTTGTGCGAATGCCGGTGCGGTAGCCAGAGCAACCGCCAGAAAAACGATGCGCTTCATGTCATCCCCTTCTTGGGTTGGATGGAAATAACGATGTCGCCTGTCTTGACCGTGCGCGCCGGCAGGAATGCGCCCTGCATCGTCGCGGGCCATGCCTTGAACGCGGCTTCGGCGACCTTGTAGGTGGTCGCCACCGTACGCTGGATATAGACCGCAGGATCATCGCCGGATTGCGCGATCTTGCCATAGAGTGTTGCAAGCTGGTCCTGATCCCACACGACGTTCTTCTTGCGCTCGCCGACGAGATCGAAACGTTTATCGATCGACACGGACACCTTGCCGGTGTCCTTGGCCTCGGCCTTGTAGGCGTTCTCAGCCATGCCTGCGAAGCGCAGACCGATGAGGTGGGTATAGAGCGCGGCGTCGGTTGCCAGCGCCTCCTTTCGCTCAGCGAGATCATCCTGGAGCGCGATGATGTCGTCGACCGGCAGCTCCTTGATCGCCGCTTCCGTCAGTGTGCGCGCATGGTCGAAGGTGAGGCGGTTATGTTTGGCGTTGCCTGGAGTCATTTTGTTATCTTCACTTCGATTCCATATTCGGCGGCGACATGGCGACGTTTCCATTTGGACACTGCGGTATCAAAGCCCTTAAAATCTTCATAAACAGGAACGCCTCTTTCAAGGTAGTAAAAATCTGCCACATAACGCCCAACCAGAGCGCCATTCCCGGCATGTAACATCATTGGAACTTGGCGCATCAAACCAATTATTTGACCAGCCTTTTGCAATAGCTTTAATTCGCTCCACCGTCCGGCCTCACCTTTGCTGTGAAATCGGATACCATCTACGGTAGTAGGCGTGGCCCCGTACTTGCTTCTCGCCTTCACTTCCTCGCCTTCCCATTCTTCTGCCACAGATCCGGCCGGCTCACCCACCGCGGAACGCCGCCCTTGGTGGCGCGCTCGAGCGGGATGCAATGCCAGCGCGGCAGACGCGAGATGCGGAGCAGGTAGGACACCGCTCGCTGGGTTAGCTTCAGGCGCGTGGCCAGGGCTTCCTGGCTGCCGCAGATCTTGATGGCCTTGGCGATGGCTGCGCTCATGGAGGGCGGTTATAGATGGAGGTTGA